TGTATAACGAGGTCACGGGCAGGCTTATAGACGGTCATTTGCGCCGTGAGGTCGCTGGCGACGCTGAGGTGCCGGTGCTCATCGGCTCTTGGACTGAGGAGCAGGAGCGGCTGATATTGGCGAGCCTGGACCCCATAGGCGCGATGGCAGATGCGGACAAGGACGCGCTTTCTGCGCTGCTCGCCTCCATCCCAGCGAGGGACGCTGACATGCAGCGGCTTCTTGAGGCTGTGGCCCGTGAGTCTCATGTGCCCCTGCCGTATCAGCCTGGCAAAGCGCTCTATTGGTTGGGCGCGATTTTGTTGACCACCGGTGTGCTCGTCATGCGAGGCTGAGTGATGGGCGTCCGAGAGCGCGAGCTGATCCTCGGCCACTTGGAGCTCGCCGCACGGCTGGCGGCCAACCGGAAGCAGCGTCCTCTGCAATATGCTACGCCCAGCGCTCTAGCTCAAGTTGACGATTCCCGGTGGCTAGAGCCACCCCACATCAAGGCGCTTGACGCGGCGCTCCTAGCACTGAGCCAACGTCACATACGGCGCCTCATCGTCGAGATGCCGCCACGGCACGGCAAGAGCTTCATGTGCTCCAAATACTTCCCCGCTTGGTATCTCTCGCAGCACCCTGAGCAGAATGTCATCCTAGCCTCGTATGAGGCCAATTTCGCCACGCTCTGGGGTAGGCGGGTCCGTGATGTTGTGACGGCGCACTCAGAGCGTCTTGGATTTGCGCTGCGCGAGGACAGCAAGGCAGCAGGGGCCTGGGAGACGACGCAAGGCGGCGGCATGTTCTGCACCGGTGTCGGCGGTCCCATGACGGGCCGCGGCGCCAATGTGCTCATCATTGACGATCCCGTGAAAAACCGCGATGAGGCTGAGAGTGTCACCTACCGTGAGCGCACCTGGGAATGGTGGCAGTCCACAGCATACACCCGCCTTGAGCCCGATGCGGTCGTCATCGTCATCATGTGTATGACTGGCGATACGCCCGTGCTCATGGCTGATGGCACTGAACTCCCATTGCGCGAAATCAAAGTGGGCGACCAGGTGGCAACCTACGATAATGGCAGGCTAGCAACGTCCACAGTGCGAAACCATAGGAGTAATGGTCCTGATTCTGTCTTTAGAATTACGACGACTTGTGGTAAAATTGTCCATGCAAACGAACGACATCCGTTTCTCGTAGAAGAGAATGGACAACTCAAATGGATAAGACTGAAAAACTTGACTACAGCGCACAAAATCGTAACCGTAAGGGACAGTGGGGAAAATGGAAGGGAAAGACATGCTCCGTTGAGGGCTGTGAGAAACCCGTTAGCGCCCGGGGCTATTGCGCTTCGCACTACAGCAAGAAGCAGTGGGCAGATGGGCATCGCCCACCGTCAATCAATCCAGAGTCACGCCGCAGCGCGCGCCTCAAGCATAGGTACGGAATCACTGCCGCCGATTATGACGCAATGTATGAAGCGCAAGACGGCAAGTGCGCTATCTGCAAACAGCCCCCAGGCGACAATGTACGCGCGCATTGGGGTGGGAAACTGTGCATCGATCACTGCCACGAAACAAATACCGTTAGGGGACTTTTATGCAATGACTGTAACCTCGCCGTGGGATATGCCAAGACAGAGGCAACAGCACTTGCCATTGCCGAATATTTTCGACTTTACAACGGCGCAGATTAAAAGCATTGAACCTGCGGGCGTTGAGGAAGTATTTGACATTCAAATCGAGCGCACAGAGAACTTTATTGCCAACGGCTTAGTAAGCCACAACACCCGCTGGCATTCCGACGACCTTGCGGGCAGGCTGTTGCGCCAGGTGGACGACGGCGAGCCTTGGGAGGTACTGCGGCTGCCGGCCATCGCTGAGGAGGATGATCCTGTTGGCCGCGCTGAAGGTGAGGCACTGTGGCCAGAGCGCTACGCTGTGGGCAAGCTTTATGAGCTACGTCGGCGCATTGGTGAGTATTGGTGGGCGAGCCTTTACCAGCAGCGCCCAGCCCCGCGGGAGGGAGCGCTGTGGAAGTGGGATTGGATCGAGCAGCAACGGGTAGAGGTGCCGCCGCAGCTAGAGCGCATCGTCATTGCTATAGACCCAGCTGGATCGACGCGCAAGCATGCGGATCAGACCGGCATCGTGCTTGCTGCCAAGGGTGAGGACCGCCATTACTATGTGATGCGTGCGCTTGGACTGCGTGTGAGCCCGAATGCTTGGGCTGAGCGGGCAGCAGCGCTCTATCAGAATTGGCGGGCGGACCGTATCGTGGCGGAAAAGAACTACGGTGGTGAGATGGTTGAGGCGACGCTTCGGCGTGTGCGGCCGGACTTGCCGATTACGATGGTGCAAGCGAGCCGTGGCAAGGTGCTACGGGCTGAGCCTATCGCAGCGCTCTATGAGCAGGGACGGGTGCACCATGTTGGGCGCTTTGGCGAACTTGAGGAACAGATGACGAGTTTTCCTGTGAGCAATGAGCATGATGACTTAGTGGATGCACTGGTGTATGCTTTGACCGATCTCATGGAGGCGGGAGGCGAGTATGACGACCAAGGATTCGTCGGCGGATACTGACGGGCCTCCTGCTGATTGGCTGGATAAGCTCCCAGGTTCGAATGAGGGCGATGTGTTCGCGGCTGGTGGCTGGGGCTACGTGCCCAGCGCGGACTCGCTTGTGACGTGGGATGCCAACCTGCCACGCCCGAAGCCTGAGATGGTGAGAGATGACGATGCCAAGGCATACCGTGAGGGATTCAGGGAGCGGTAATCTTGGGTATCCTTGATCGCTTCCTCCGTCCCAACGTCGAGCGCCTTGCCGAGCAGCGCGCTGGCGAGATGGTGCGAGAGTACATGGGCGGCTTCCAGCTCACTGAAGCGGCCTACGACAGCACCTTTGATTTCGAGTTCGGGCAGCCCTTTGCAGGCAACACGCAAGCATCCCTTGAGGGTATGCCAGTTCCCGACAAGATACGAGAATGGACGCCTGCTGAACGCGAGGAAGTCATACGCCGAGCGCATTTCCTGTGGGAGCGTAACTCACTTGCCAAGGGTGCCATTCGCGTCATCCGAGGCTTCGTGGTCTCGACAGGACTCTCAATCACCTACCGAAATCCCAGGGTCAAGGCGATCTTGGAGCAATTCCGTGTAGACAACCGGCGCAAGATTCAGCGCTGGGAACGCCAGTGGTTTGAGCAGTTGCTGCGTGACGGTGAGGTATTCGTGCGCATCGTCGGTAACGGACAGCAGGGCGAACTTGTCCGCGCCGATGCCGTGACGCTAAAACCGTGGCTTGTCGAATACGTGGAAAGTGCCGAGGGCAACCGCGACGATGTGGTGGCCTACCATGTGCATCCTGAGACTGGGACAGGGGCCCCTGGCTACCCACAGATCGAATCAGGCAAGCTAGAGCGCATTGACGCCAGTGAGATCGTGCATGGCTATATCAACACCGTTGGCTACGAGGTGCGTGGTCGCTCTGAACTGTTCGCCATCATGCCGTGGCTACGGGCTTACAACGATTGGCTCGCCAACCGCGCCCGTATCAACCGTTACAAGGGCTTTCTCTACCATCTCCAGCTCAAGGACGCGACACAAGGACAGGTGAACGCGAAGCGGTCTGCATTCAGGCAGCCGCCTGCCCCTGGCTCTGTCTACGTAAGCAGCGACAAGGAAGTGCTGAACGACATGGGCGGCTACGTCGGCGCGGACCGTGCCGCGGAGGACGGGCGGCAGATCAAGCTCATGGCCCTTATTGGCTTCCCGATTCCCGAATACATGGTGAGCGAAGGTGAGAATGCCAATCTCGCAACCGCTCGCTCACAGCAACTCCCCGCTCTGCGCTCGTTCTTGGCTTACCAGGACATTTACACGCAGGAGGTATGGCGCCCTGTCTATGAGGCCGTGCTACAGCTCGCTGGTCTAGACCTTGAGGGCGAGATCGAGGAATATACCGAGGATGAGGAACCGACGGGAAAGATGATCCGCATCTATGAATCCTTCGAGGTGACGGCGCAGCAGATTGTGGATGACGACCCGAAGGAGTTGGCGGAAGCGCTCACATTGCATCAGCAGAACGGCTGGGCGAGCAAGTCCACCATCGCGGCCAGGGCTGGCTACGATTGGCGTGTTGAGGAGGAGAAGATCGATGCGGAGGATCAGGCTGATGCCGCTGCTGTGATGGCGGGCCGTAAGCTGGGCAATGAATTAGTCCCAAGCATCCCAGGGCGCAATGGGCGAAATGAGCCAGAAGAGGACGAGGAACCATAATGGCCCAGCGAGGCAGACCGAGGAGGAACGGCGTGCAACAGGAACAAATGCGGGTAGTAGAGGCTGTGACAGCGACGCTGGTGCGAGACAGTTCCTTACTGCGCTGCCCGCGTCTCGGCTGTGGTGCCGTGCGGTTCCATAAGACAGACTCCGTGGAGGTGTTCTCAAACGGCACTGAGAGCATCATTGAAACGATCTATCGTTGCATTGAATGTAACAGCACCTATCATCTTGACCAACTGGAGCCATCGGGACGCTAACCGAGCAGATCAGCGATCCGCGTCTCGCCCGTCTCCAAGCCTACACCGTCAACCGTATTCGGCGTCTTGAGGATGAGGCGATTCTCCGTCTACGCGGCTACTACATCGATGCTGCCCGTGAGCTCTCGCGCATCCTCCAAGACACCTTCCTCCGCTTCGGCGCTATGGCATGGAGCATCACTGACGTAGGTCAACCTCAGCGGCAAGTATTTCTCTTCCAGCAGCTTATTCAGCGGATTGATACGCTGACTAGCCAAATCGCTCTTGATCTGCGAGACGCATTTCAACAGAACTATCGAGACTCCTATTACCTGCGTGGCTGGCAACTCTCGCAGTCTCTCCCAATTCAGGTTGCCTTTACGCTACCGCTTCTGCCGGAGCAAGCCGTTATCGCCGCAATGGTATTCCCTTACGAAGGGGCGCATTTCTTTGACCGGCTGGGCGATGCACGAATCGACTTTATCCGTAAGTTGCGCAACAGCATGACGGCGAGCCAAGTGCTGGGAGAAGGCATCTATCAAGCGCAGAAGCGGCTCGCAAACGAACTAGGCTGGCCCATAGGGCGCCGCACAAAGGCAGCAGCCATCGCCAACAAGGGTAACTTCGCGCGGACTGAGATGATAGCGCGAACTGAATTACTGCGGTCGAGTAATCTCGGCGCCGCCGCCGTCGATGCAGCACGAGCTGACATCTTGCAGGGCTGGGAATGGGTGACAGCGCGAGATGACAGAGTGTGTCCCATCTGTGGCCCGCTCGATGGGCGCGTATGGCCGATAGGACAAGGGGAGCGCCCGCCCCGGCACGTTCGCTGTCGTTGCGCGACAATTCCAGTGCGCAAATCCAACCGCGAATTGGGTTTGCCGGAGATCGAGAGCGAGTTCCCGCCGCGTGAGACGTACGCACAATGGAGGGACAAGCGAAGGCTGCCAGCACTATGAAAATCTCCTTCACTTGGCACCATCCTTCAGGTCGATCTGAAACAGAAACCATTGTTATGATGGAAGGTGACATCACAGAATTCTTTCAACCAAATGGCACATTGTTCCTTACAGTTCGAGTGCATGGGCGACAAACCCATGAATCCTTGTTGAAACGACTTATGCGCTTACTTCCTTTACGCCTAGCAGGATTGACGGACCAAGAAGTCAGGAAGATAGAGGCGCTTGCTGATGATAGCCGCTGATCGGCGTATCCTTTGCGAATCCTGCCAGCGGCGCAACAACGCCGTGACGATGGCGCGGCTCAAGGGCAGCGTGCTGGTGCTGTGGGGGCGTCATCATGGGCAGCAGCATGAGCAGGCCATCGAGCTGAGCGAATTACTGCCTGAGCCCGACTCCGAGGAGTATGCGGCGATTGTGGCAGACCTCTTGCGGCGCATTCCCGGGTAGGCTTATGGGCGAAACGAGTTATCATTACTTCGTTGACCATGTTTGCCCTGCCTGTGATCTAGCCTAGACACAACCTGCTCGGTAAACCGTCCGGCGGGGCTACACATCCTAGGTTCTGGTCGTAGCTTTCCGAGCAGGCTTGACAAACAAGACCATCTGCGTATAGCCTAGAAACAACCGAATATCTAGGCGGTAAGCCGCCCAGTCTGTGCGATTCAGTCGCCCAAGCTGGGCGGCTTTTTGTTGTGCCAGAGGGGCCTTCGCAATGCCAGAAGCAGCGATAGCCGAAAAAGAAGAGACGGAAGATGTAGACCTCAGCTTCATCACTGAGGATGAGGACATCTTCGAGCGGGAGTTCAGCGCTGATGAGCGAGAACGGCTTGCCAAGGCGGGTAAAGCCATGTCTGGGGGCGGCTTCCCCATTCAGAGCCGCCTGGACCTCATGAACGCCATGCACGCCATCGGGCGGGCGAGTGACCCTGCTGCGGCTAAGGCCCACATCCGCAAGCGTGCAAAGGCTATGGGCATGAGCGCCGCGCTTGGTGACGCCTTCAAGGAGGATGAAGAGACGGTGCTCGCTGGCGTGACTGAGGCGGTCGAGATTGGAGAAGAGGCTGAGGGCATCGTCGATGTGACGATCATCAAGGCTGGTTGGTCCGAGAATGGCCGCTACTACAGCCCCGATGTGCTGCGCCAATCGATCAAGCTCTTTGAGGGAACCTCTGCGTTCATTGACCATCCCAGCCGCACGGAGCAGCGTGAGCGGCCCAATCGTTCCGTATCTGACTTGGCGGGTATCTTTGAGAATGTGCACCAAGCCCCGAATGGCGATCTCAAGGCGAAACTGCGGCTCATTGGCAAGGCCAAAGAGGAACTGCTGCCGTGGGTGCAGGAGGCCATCGCTGGCAAGGCGGACATCGGCATCAGCCTCCGCGCCGGCGGGCGCACCCGTGAGGGCATCGCTGATGGGCGAAAAGGCACCATCGTCGAAGGACTCACCGTCGTGCATTCGGCGGACATCGTGACGAAGCCGGCGGCCGGCGGGCGCTTCGAGCGACTCGTGGCTTCGGACTGGCTGGCCGATCTCCTCAAGGACGTTTCATTCGATGACTGGCGAAACTATCACCCTGAACACAAGGAGGTTCAGATGACGGACATCAATGAGCAGGTCGCCTCTGTGGTTCAGGAGGCCATCAAGCCGCTGGCCGAGCAATTGGAGGCGAGCAAAAGACGCGAGAGCGCTCGCGCCAAATTGGAGGCGTCGCCACTGCCCAAGGTGCTCTTCAGCGATCTGCTGGAGCAGGCGGCTTTGCTTGCCGAGGATGAGCAGGACGCCTTTGTGGAATGGCAGGTGGGGATGATCAAGAAGCTCAATCTGCGCCCAATTATCACCGGCGCTGGGCAGGGATCTTCAGCCGACGAGACCACCGTGACGGAAGCCTTCGGCACCAAGGTTCTCGGCATTCGTGGTGCGTTTGTCAAGCCAGGTGAGAGCGTTTGGGAATATCGTGACCGCATCCGTGGACAGACCGCCTAGTGTGAGACACGGCCACTAGGCTTACGGAGGAACAACAATGGCAGAAGTAAAGTATTTCCCACTCTCGCAGCCCGGGGTTCACGCCATCGTGGACATGAAGGCGACGACCAACACGGCCCATGTCGGCGACTTCCTCTTCTTCTCAGGCGGCACAGCGATCGCCGTCTCAGGAGCGAACACTGCACTGGGCTATATCGCCCATTCAGGCATCGGCATCGCGCTGGATCAATCGCCGAAATGGACCAATCAGGGAAGCGCTTACCATCTCACGGCGATGCCAGTGGGTGGGCCTAGCAACATCTACCGCGTGACGGGCCATTCGGCCTACACAGCAGGGACGTGGCTTCAACCTACTGACGGGGGCTCTGGTCAGGTGGGTCAGACAGGGCGCACAGGGAAGGCGGCGATCTGGTCCGCAGCGAATGCGCCGAACTTCATCACCGGCATGGGCAACGCAACCGCAGCTGTCTCGGCCTACCCGAACTCTGCTGTGGCGCGCGTGCTGCGGCGAGCCACGACAGGCGGCGCGGATGGCGTGAGCGCGCAACTCGATATCCAAATCGTCCCGAACCTCTTCGGGCTCTGGCAAACATAGGAGGGCCACATGGCTACGGCTCCAGCATATAACGGCGGGTTTGGACTCCAGCTCCTAGAGGGTCGTGGCCGCGCTCGCCTCTCGGACTGGTATGAGCAGTCAATGGCACAGCAGGTCGGGCATTTCCAAGAGGATGCCCTGACGACTTCGCAGATGTCGGTGCTGCTCCAGGACGGTCTGCGATCCATCGTGTTCAGCTCATTCTCAGCTGAGCCATCGACCTGGGAACAGGTCGCTGCCCGTGAGACCTCAAACAAGGAACTTGAGACATGGGTCGAGTTGGGGCGGCTCGGCACACTGAGGACAGTGGGCGAGGGGGAGGCATACCCTCGTGTGCGCCCTGAACTCCTACCAGAGCGCCGTATCCGCAACTACAAGTATGGCGATATTCTGGCCATCACCGAGGAGATGCTGAAGTTCGACCGCACCGGCCTTATCCGGCAACTGGCGGAAGACCAGGGAGCGCGAGCGGCTCAGACAATCGAGGAGGCCGTCTATACGCCACTCTTCGCCACTGCGAACTACGTGAAGACCTCAGCCGACAACGATGTTGGCAACAACACCAACGCCACAACGCTGAGTGCTGCTGGCCTCGAGCTGGCTTTCTCGACCATTGCAACAATGAAGGACCCGCGCTCAGGGCGTTATCTCAACATCCGTCCTGATACGCTCATCGTCGGCCCACGCAGCGAATATGCGGCACGGCAGTTGCTCTTCAGCACACAGCTTCAGCGAACTGGGCCTGCGGTCTTCGAGACCGCGAACGTCGCCGCCAATGTCTACGGCACCGGCACGGATAACGTCTTCCGCGGCATGGTGCGAAACCTCATCGTCACGCCTCAGGTGGCCCGGGGTGGCAACGCCTACAACTGGGTGCTTGGCACTGCTCGGCGCGGCTTCGTCATGCAGGAGGTCGAGCCGCTGCAAATCCTCCAGGCAACGGGAGCGGACGCGAACAACGAGGAGTATCTGGCCTCCGATGTGTTTCGCTACCGTGTGCGTGTGTGGTTCGGCGTCGGCTTCACGGACGACCGATACTGGTATCTCAGTTCGAGCTCGACGGCGCCAACCGTAGCATAGGGCGGCCACATGGCCGAACGGGGCTTCCTCTTACTGAGCGCAACGGCCAGCGGCACAGGATTCGATGCCGCTGGCCAGCCCCTCATTGTCTCGGGATACGCCTACCGGAATGGCATGGTCTACTGGAGCGGCGTCGGCACTGGATCAGGAACGCTGTGGGGAAGCCCACATCCTAGTATGGGATGGTTCCCGATTAGCGCCTTCGCCTGGAATAACACCGTGTTTCGGAACAGCGCCATGCTCAGCGGCAACTACGGGCACCTCATGGCAACGCTGACCTTCACCGCCAATGCGACGGGGCAACTCTTCGCGCAGTGGAGTAACCGGTGAGCGATCGTGGATTCCTATTGCTCTCAGCCAGCGCCCTCGGAACAGCGCTGGGGGGTCAGGTTGTCTCTGGCTACGATAACAGCGTCGGGATGGTCCATTGGATTCATACGGCGATCACCTCAAGCGCAAACTCTGCCAGTCTCGGCGGCACGCTCCACGCCAGTCCGCATCCTGGGATGGGCTGGTATCCCGTCACTGCCTGGGCGTTCACAGGGGCTGCCAACAGCGGCTCTGCGATTATCTCCGCCAACTATGGGTATCTGCAAGCAACCGTTGATTGGCTCAGCGGTATTGGCACTGGCAGGGTAAGCATGTTCGCGCAGTGGGCTGATCACTAGGAGGACAGGATGAGCGAGTATTTTCAGTTACAACCACGCGATCCGAAACTCGAAGACCTGAACCGCGAGCACGCTCTGCCTGAAGCGCAGAGCGTGCATGGTTACTTCGGCGCTCGGCTTTGGGATCGCAATCCCGTAGATGGCGTTATCCCACCAGACGCGCGGCTGAAGGTTGAACAGTGGTTCCCTAACATCGTCACTACCACAGGCAAGAACATGTTGGCGGGCTACTTCACCGGTGGCGTGGCCGGCGGCTTCGCCATAAACCTTGGCATCGGCACAGGCTCGACAACGCCGGTAGTTGGCGATACGACGCTTACGACAGAGCAAGGGACGCGTGTCTCGGCTGGGCGTGCAATCACCGCGAATACGGCCTACTACAGCGGGCTCTTCACGGCCACGAATCCCGCCACACAGCAGGTCATCATCGAATACGCCAACTTCTCACTGAACGCGGCAGGCTATATCTTCGCTCATAGCACTGGAGCAGGCGGGATCACCAAAGAAACCACAGATACCTTGGAGGTCCAATACCGCTTTGCGTTTCCCTGATTGATAACATACGCGGCGTAGCTGAGCGGGCGGTGAATCGCGGGCTGCTTGGGGTTATGCTCCTTTCCCTGGGCAGCCCGCTTGCTGTAGGAGGATGCCGTGAGATGGCCGTATTGACCCAATCTCAGTTCGAGGTGAAACCATGCCACAGTACAACCTGACAGGCCCTGAGCGCGAGATAGTCGTCTCCTGGCTGTTCGAGCAGGTGGGCTATCTCGACGTGGCTATCAACGATGTTGGGGTATCGGCTCGGCAGGCCCTCACAGCGACTCCTAGCCTGGACGTGACGGTGTGGATTCGCACTCAAGTCAAGGGTGTTGGGGTTGACCAGCGCGATTGGGACGCCACAGGCATGGTCTGGTGGATATGGAAGCACAATGGCGTGAACGTGACGCCACCTCAGCGACCGCCTGAGTCAGCACTGTGGGTGGGCATCCTCCAGGAGTGGGCAGCCTCGATAGATCGTGCGTTCCTGCGTGTGGATTCTGTGGCTCGCAATGCTAACACCGTGCCCATCACGGCTGAGGACGGCACAGTTACGACCATGCCATCAGGGACACAGTTGATTCACCAGCGCGGACTATTCGATAAGGTGATTGGAGTGCTGAGCTAGTGGCGCAGCTTGTAGCCCCTAACGCAGACGGAACGGTACAATGGGGGGCTTCGCCATCTGACCCTGGCGCTGGGCTTCGATATTCCATGCTGGATGAAGGCTTTCCTTCGGACGATTCGGGAAGCTTGTGTACTGAGGTTACTGACCTCGAATATATGTGGTTTGAGTGCGGGAATCCCACAGACCCAGGAGTGGATACAGGACACATAATCCGTATCCGTAATCGTAAAAACGATGCAGCCGGTCAGCAACAAGACCATATCTTTAGGATATACAAAGGGAATAATGTCACTCAGATTGCCACAACGACGTTGTCCAATGTAGACGAGGTCTGGACAACCAGAGAGTATACACTCTCGACTGGTGAGGCTGCGAACGTTGATTATAACGACATCGAACTGTACGTTCATCTCGACGAGGTCGGCGGTGGTGCTGGCCGTGTGGCGCATGTCTCAACCTTAGAGTTCGAGTGCCCCGCTGCTGGCGGTGCCTATGTCACCGTGACGCTCTCGGAGTCCATGACGGTGAGCGAGGCCGCTGGCCGAACGCCTACGCGTGTGCTCACCGAGTCCGAGACGGTGAATGCGGCTCTTGTTCGCATTGTCGCCAAGATTGTTGCGGAATCCGAGACGCCAAGCGAAGCCGTTATCCGTGCCATCGCCCATGTCATCCTCGAAAGCCTCACGCCATCTGAGGTGCTGATTGCCTTCAAGTGGCTCCAGGCGCAGATCGCTGAGTCTGTCACCATCTCAGAGGCCGTCGCTAAGATCGTGACCAAGGTATCGACGGAGAGCCTTACCATCAACGAGGCGATGACGAAGTTCGTCCAGAAGGTGGCGCCTGAATCTGTCTCGCTCAATGAAGCGGTAGTTCGCAGCTATGCCAAAGTGCTGTCCGACAGCATCACCGTCACTGATACGCTCAGCACGGCCTTTATCAAGTTCGTCTTCCTGGACGAATCCATAGCCACCTCAGAGACCGTTATCCGCGTTGTGACAAAGGTGCTGGCCGAATCTGAGACGGTGAGCGAAGCAGTCATCCGCAGTTTCAGCAAGGTGCTATCAGAGTCCGTCTCACTCAGCGAAGCCGTGGTTCGTGCTGTCGCTCATATCATCGCCGAGAGCATCACGGTCCAAGAGGCAGTCATCACGGCGCTGACGAAGACCGTCATCCTTGCTGAATCTGTCTCGCTCTCAGAGGCCGTCATACGGGTTGTGACCAAAGTGCTCACGGAGTCTGAAACGGTGTCAGATGCCACCATCCGCGCTGTCTCCAAGGTCATTGCCGAGAGCCTAACACTTGACGATAAGTTGACGTTGACCTACAGCAAGGACGTGGTTGAGACGATCTCGGTGCAAGAGGCGCGTAACTGGGTTATCACGAAGCTCATTGCAGAGGGCGTGACGCCTACCGATGCAACCATCCGCAGCGTGACGAAGGTGCTATCAGAGTCCATCACCGTAAGCGACGACTTCACGGCGACACTCATAGGGGCCTTGGTTGCGATCCTATCAGAGCAGATCACAATCTCAGAGGCTGTGGTGAGGAGCTATCAAAAGCTGGTATCCGAATCCACTACGCCTTCAGAAGCCGTCGTCCGCGTCGTGAGCAAGCTCCTGAGCGAGAGCGAGACGGTTGACGATCGGCTAACGCTCACCGTCACGAAGGCGGCGCTTGAGACGATCTCGATACAGGATACCGTCGCTTGGACAATTCAGAAGGTTATCGGCGAGAACGTTAGCCCTAATGATGCTGTGGTCCGCGCTGTTACCAAGGTGTTGGTTGAATCCATCACGGTCAATGATGATCTGATTGCCACGCTGATCGGCGCTCTTCTTGCCATCCTCTCCGAGCAGGTCACGGTCAACGAGGCTGTTGTGCATAACGTGACAAAGCTCCTCAGCGAGCCGCTCACGCCGTCTGAGGTTGTGGTGCGCCTCACAAGCAAGCTGCTTACGGACTCAATCACCGTCAACGAGGTCGTGCTGTGGGAAGTCGGGAAGGTTGTGAGCGAGACGGTGAGCGTTCAGGACGTTGTGCTCAGGGCCTTCACCAAGGTTGTCAACGAAGCTGTCACTGTCTCCGAGGCGTTGACCCGCTACTACACAAAGATTCTAACGGAGAGCATCAGCGTCATCGCCCTACTTGGTACGCCGTTGATCACGATGCAGGAGATACTGACGATTGTGGACTCCATCGCCGTCCGGCTTCTTGGCCGGCCAGGGCGACTCATGCAGACCGTGAGCACACGGACATTACAGGGACGCGGCTTCGCGTCGACCGAACGGCTCAAGGATGAGGGAGAATTAGAGCCAACGCCGAGGCTAACTGGCGCTTGACAGCAGTCTCGCTCCTGTCTCACTATAGGAGCGATGGCACTACTCCTGCGAGACGCCGAAGAGACAGACAAGCGCCAACGCCACGGCGCATACTTCGATGGCAGTATTACCCTCTGTCGCCTCTACGTCGGCGATGTTGACGCTGCCTACCAGCATGGCTTGCTCGAAACCGCAAGACAGCCTATGAATTGCCAACGCTGCCTGGACGTGCTGCATGGCGCTCTCTAATCTCGTTCGCCTTCGTCTCAATGTACGTGACCCGTATCGTGAGTTCCAGGAGAGCCAACTGGGAAATGGCTCCGCCGTCCATTTCCGCCTTTCGTCTTATCCCGTACTTGCGGCATCCGAGCAGATTTATATCGCTGGAACAGCGCAAACCGATCCCGCCAATTACAGCCTCGATGACGATACGGGCAAACTAACGTTTGTTTCGGCTCCTGGGACTGGGACCGAGATTTTCGCCCGGGGCGAAGCCAGCGTCTTCAGCGACACCGAGCTGAACGATATTATTCTCCAGCAGGGCAACGTGCTGAGTGCCACGCTCCATGTGCTGCGTCTCTTGATGGCGGATCATGCACTGCGCGAGAAATGGCGTGCCGGCGAGCTCGAAAGCGACCCCAGCGTTATCTCACGCAATCTCAAGGACCTCTATGATCTTTGGCTCAAGGACGCACAGGCAGCGGCGATTGACAGCGGTGGCGTTGAGGAGTGGGCGGTGGAGCAGCAATTCTACCGATGATCAAAGAAGTCTGTTCTTGCGGAGCATCGTTTGAGATTGATATAGGTTTGCGTGGCGAAGGAACACTAGCATTCCTTGGAACACATGAAAGATTTACTGAGCTAACGGCATTGCGCACATGGGAGAGAGAGCATGCCTACGCATGTAAAATAATGTATGAGCAGATTGCACCGAGATTAGCACTTATCAAGGAGCATCAAGCAACACGAGATAATGAACGCACAGTGAGGATAGAAAAAGCTCGCAAAAAAAGGCTAGAGAAAGCGCAGGTCGCATGAATATCGCCCGCGTCCGTAACATCGAGCGTGGTCTTGACTCCGTCTTCCGTGAAGCGGGGCAGAACGTGACGTGGTTCAAGTACAGCGGCACGGCGGCTGGTCTGCCTGAGTTTGGCCTTGGCTACAGCACAACCTATTACACGGCTTACGTCCAAGCCATCCTAGACCGTGGGCGCCCAATGGAGTTGCCAACGCCAGGGGGCGCAAGTGAGCAAGGGATGCTGAACCTACTTGTGCGGGAACCTTTGGGCAAGGACGACATGATGGAGTTGGCGACCATCCGTTACCGCGCCGAGGGTTCGCCTACGCCCATATTCCTGGGAGCGACGCAGTTCTATCGCGTGCCGGTGCGGAGGAGCGAGTGAGCAAATGGAAGAGCAGATAGCAGCAATTCTAGACCTGTTGACCCAGCGCTTTGGTGGGCTTGCCACGGAGGTGTGGAGTATCTACGTCCGACAGAAGCTCATTGAGGGGGTGCTAGGCACGGTCAGCGGAGCGGGGATGCTTCTATCAGTACCCCTCTTCGTATGGCTAACTGTGAGGTATGGGAAGAAGGCAGACAAGGCGGGTCGGGATGAGGGTCGGGATGATTCGGGAGAGGTAATCTTGTGTATCGCGTTTGGGGCTGTTGCCATCATCCTGTTGGTAGCGGGAATGCTCTTAGTCACACCCGCCGTTCCCAAAATGCTGAACCCAGCGTACTACGCACTACAATCGTTACTTGGCAGGTAGATGGGCGCAGAATTGAACGAGCACAAGCACTGTTGGCATACTGTAGGCGGTAATTGGCCTGAGTATCGGCAAACTTGCTGTATTCAAGGCTGCGATGCCCAACGCATCCTCTCGAAGGCGATTGCGTGAGAATCCTCATCTTCAGCGACCTGCCAATCCCCAGCGGCTTTGGGCGTATATCCACATACATCGCCCGCTATTTGCACTACCGAGGGCATGATATACGCGGCGCTGGCCTATACTATAACGGCGACCCGCATCCGCACCCGTTCCACATCTTCCCACTCGCTGGGCAGGATATATGGAGCCGTCTCACGCAGATCATCAACACAGGGGTGGGTGATGGTTGGACACCCGAGTTGGTCATCGCTTCGCAGGACTTCCCCTATCTTGTCTCCTTGCTAAGAGATTGTCCGATTGATTGGAGCGACAAGCGATTCATTGGCATCACGCCCATAGACGGCACGCCGGTATACAAGGAGTGGGAAGCTGTCGCGCGCATCGCGGATCGAATCATGGTGATCTCGCGCTTCGGCGTAGAGGCGATGCGGCAGCAGGGCGTGCAGGTTGATCTCTGCCACCCAGGTGTGGACACGACAGAGTTCTGGCCAGCGACGGCTGAGGAGAAGGCGGCGCTACGGGCGAAGGCGGGCATTCCTGCTGACTACTGGCTCTATGGGCACTTCTCCATGAACCAAGGGCGGAAGGCCATCCCCGATACACTGCGTGGCTTCTGGGAGTTCGCCAAGGACAAGCCGAAGGCAGCGCTCTATCTTGATATGGATGAGACTTCGCCTGCTGGCTGGAATATCGGCTTTCTCGCGCAGAGCATGGGCATTCCGACTGAGCGCATTCTCCTAAAAAAGCAAATACAGGGAGCATTACCTAGCCTGCGGGAGCGGTATGCGATCCTCGATGCGCATGGCGTGTTGGCCTATCGTGAGGGCTTCGGCCTGCCGTTGCTAGAGAGCATGGCGATGCGACTCCCCACCTTCGCCCAGGACTGGTGTAGCGGCACCGAAGTCGTAGGCGATGGCAAGGGCTATCTCGTGCGGATACGGCGGGATTCCTACGGCGATCCGATCCAGACGCCTGGGACTTGGGGCAATGCCCACGATGCGCTCCCTGATACGCGCCACTTCGCCGAACTCCTGAATGACTGCTACAGCAGACCAACAGAAGCGGCGGCGGTGGCGGAGCGCGGCTATCAGTGGGCGATCCAACAGACCTGGGAGACTACTGGCAAGCAGGTGGAAGATGCAATCGTCCGAATTTATGGCCCCAGTGCTCTCAGTCATCGTGGCTACCTTCAACCGCAATTGGGAGGCAATAGCGCACACGCAGCGGTGCCTAGCGAGCCTCATGGCGACCAGCGACCCGAACCTGGTGGAGATCATCATAACCGACGATTGCAGCCCGATATGGCAGCCGATCGAATGGTATGGCCCGCCGATCAAGGTGAGCCGCAACGAGCGGAACCTGGGTTTCGCGGCGAATTGCAACCAGGGCGCGAAGCTGGCAACGGCACCGTGGCTCTTGTTCCTGAACAGCGATACATTGGCGCAGATGGGCTGGATGCAGGAGTTACTGGTGGCGATAAAGCGCCATCCAAACGCCGTGCTGGGGCCGAAGCTCATATTCCCCCCGACTGACGGAATCGCTCGTATACAGAGTGCCGGCGGGCTCTACGATAGCGGCAAGCATCCATTCCATCGTTACATCGGGAGCAAGGCAGACTGGAGCGGCGTCAATATTGAGGAGCGCGTGGCCTGGACGACGGGAGCTGCCATCGCCATGCCGAAAACGCTCTTTGAGGCGCTTGGAGGCTTTGATGAGGGCTTTGTGCGGGGATATTTCGAGGATGTGGACTTGTGCGAGCGAGCCAAACAAGCGGGGGCCGAGATATGGTATGTGCCAAGCGCGTGCTTCATTCACGCGACTGGACAGAGCACAGCGGCGCAGGATGAGGATGAGAAGGTACGTTTCGCTCGGACTTTCCAGCACAACCGTCAGCGGTTCCATGCTCGCTGGGATAGTGTGATCGAGCCTGACATCGGCGCGGTCTTGCAGCCAGGTCTATGAGCGAACCCAAGTTTGAATTGAAACCAGAACCATTGCGGGGCACGCGCCCATTATTTATTGCCTATAATTGTTCTGACTGCCAGTTACAGTTTTACATTCCTATTGATGCTCCTAAGCACATGGATGGCCTATCAGAAGACATGCTGAGTTGCCCCTGGTGTGATTCTAACTGCTGGCCTGCCGTGGCTGGGCATATGCTAGAGCTATGACTACGGTCTGGGGTGTCACATCGTTCGATAGCGGTGCCGGTGGCTACGCCGTTCACTGTCTCTTCACGACGGAAGCTGAAGCGCAGAAGTACGCCTCGCAGGATTCCGAATATGAGGTAGAAGAGTTCACGCTGTATGACCAGGCCCCTGAGCCTTACACCTACTGGGAACGCATTGCGGAAGTCTACCCAGACAGGCATGTTGAGGAGTCTACTAGGGAGACACAGGCCCATCCACCTTACGTAATGCCTCCTCTAGACGATGACATCGGCCCACATGATGGGCATATGCAAGGCCATTGCGGTGAACACGTCTACGTCTCCGGAACGGACAGGGTACTAGTTGAGCAGTCATTTCAGCGCCAGGTCGCTGAGGCCATAGCGCGTCAGGATGGGATTTGTCACAACACCTTTGGTAAGCACGAAGGAGCGGTAGATGGCATCAACATCTACCAGGCTGACTGGAGAACCGTGCGGCGCAGAGGCATGACTGAAACGGAAAAGCTAGCGTGCGGCAATTATTTCGAGCACGACTGGGGAGAATGGAGCGCGTGGCGTGAAGTCGCTCCAGGGCAATTCAACCGACAACAGATTTGCAAGCGTTGTGTCTCTTGTTCAATCAGCTTTAGCAATATGCCGATAATGGCAGGGCTATGACACTGTATAGGTCAGGCAATCCAGATGAGTTCTGGCGGATTCATGGTGCTATGATGCAAGAAGGACAATCATCACGCGATGCTATCAATATTGCTGGGATTGCTGAACACATCGCTCCTATGAGCCAACCACAGACAGAGGAGCCCAAAAGCGCTGGGTATTTCTATGAGATGATGGGGTTACCGCCGCCGTTACCCATAGACACTGACGAATATCGAAGACTAACCGCCATCATCAGTTCTAACACCATCGACTCACAGATTGCCAAGGCGCTGGGCCTAGCGCCAGGGAAGCGATATCTCATCGCATTGCTCGGTGAAGCGCCGCCGATCAAATGAGCTTTTGCCCACAGGACTTTTCACCTATTCCTATGCTGAACGGGATCGGCATCTGCCCGAAGTGCGACACGGTCTATATCACGGCGCTCACGGAACTACGGGTGAACTGCGACCACATCCCACAGCCGATTAGAGGTCGCTACAGCTTTCGTGGTCGTGAGGTGCCTTATGCCTATTGCAGCGCCGAATGCAAGGCTGAGAGCGAGCAGCGATACGGGAGCATGATGCGGGATTTGGGGCTATCATGAGGCCGAATCCCTACCGTGACAGCGCATGGGAACATGCCGTCGCTATCACGCGGGGCTGGCCAGATGCCTCAGAGATACCATCAGGACGCAAGCTGAATCTGGGTAGTGGGCGCATCTGTCTGCCGAATGAGGATGGCTGGGTGAACGTGGACATCGTGCCAAGCGAAGGCGTGGACGTGCGCTGTCACCTGTTCTCGTTCCCGTGGCCGTTCCAGGACAACAGCGTGGACTACATGCTGGCTGTCCATATCGTCGAGCATGTGCCCCACCAAGTCTATTCGACTCGCTGTGGGTGGCAGCGCCCGCTTGCGCTGAACGGCTTCTATGCCTTCTTCAACGAGGTCTATCGCATCCTGCGACCTGGGGGATATATCTGTGTGGTCGTGCCATATGCCTACAGCCGCGGCGCCGTGATGGACCCGCAGCACACACGCTTCCTGCTGCCTGAGAGCTTCGGCTATCTCGCGGGGCAAGAGGACGACAACTACGACTACGCGCTGCCTTTCCGCTTTGAGGCCATCAACAATACACCGTATCTGATGGGGCTACCTTGGACAGGTGGCATGACGCAACTGCAGTTCGAGCAATCAGTGCAGACGCTTTGGAACGTCGTGGACGTGATGCGGGTGGATTTGAGGCCAGTGAAGTGAGAGTCGGCGTTTATCGCGCTTATGCTGTCAACGACTCAGACCGCATGACGTACCAGGCGGCGAGCGGGGACGGGATCGAGTTTGATTGGATCGCCGACCCGAACACGACCGAGCCGCAGGTTCTAGCGGCTGGTTATGATGCCGTTGACGTGGCCGATCCGTGCTATCAATGGGCATGGGAGATATGTGAGCAACACCCATGCCCTATACTCACTGTGTGGGAGAACCTACCCTGGAATATGCTTCCTAGTCAATGGCGCCGCTGCTTTGATCTCGCTAAGTTGGTCGTCTTCCGCTCGCCGCTAGCTATGTATTCAGGGATTGAGATGGGTTGCCCGCCTGAGAAGGCTATCGTCATCCCTGCTGGTGTGGACACCGAGAAGTTCGTACCCTACACCAAGCCTGGGGGCATCGTCCTCTATGCTGGTCGTATGGTCTGGCAGAAGGGTATCTTTGATCTCATCATGGCTTCGGCTGGGCAACCGTGGAAGCTCATTATGGCAGGCGGTGGAGAACAACTAGAAGAGGCGCAAACTTGGGCGGCGGCATTGGGTATGTCCAACATTGAGTTTCTTGGCCCCATCCCTCACGCTGAGATGCCAGCCATATATGGCGTCGCTGACGTGTTCTGCTATCCGAGTTGCCCAACACCAGGCTGGCAGGAGCAGTATGGCATCGGCGTCCTGGAGGCGGCAGCGGCGGGCTGTAAGATCATATTGAGTGAACAGAACGTCTTTCGCTGGCTGGGCGAGTTGTTCCGAGTGGATGCCTACGTGCCGCCTGGCGATTGGATGCGTCTACGCTATTGGATTGGCGAACTCTTAGCGCGCCCACCCTATACCGTCAGGGACGAATGGAACAAGCGCCAGCGAAATCTTGGTTTGATGCCGTTACCAACAGGTATGGAAAAGGTGAGCAGCGAGGCCGTGGGTAAGATGCTACGGGAGGCGTATGGAAAATTGGTGGCAGTGGGCGTCTGAGCATACGGCCGGTTGGCCAAGCAAGGAGGAAGTGCCGCAAGGTGTGCGACTCAATCTTGGCTGCGGGCGGGTGATACTGCCGAACGACGAAGGATGGATCAACGTCGATAGTCAACCGCTCGCTGGCGTGGATCAGGTGGTCAATCTCTTCGAGTTTCCTTGGCCCATCGCAGATAATTACGCCGACTACATCGTCGCCAGTCATCTGATCGAGCATATCCCGCATCAGGTCTATCAGCGGAGCACTGCCTATGAGGAGCGCATCGGCAGCGCCAAGATCTTCCATCCTCAGGGGATTCGTGAACCGCATCCTCTTGACGGCTTCTTTGCCTTCTTTGCCGAGGCGTGGCGGGTTTTGAAGCCTAACGGCGTAATAACCTGCATTGCGCCTTATGGGGCTACGGACATGGCCTTCCAGGACCCGACACATACGCGCTATATCGTCCCTGAGACATTCACTTACCTTATGCCCAGCATGGATTCTCCCTATGACTACGGCTTACCGTTCCGCTACGAGTTCGCCCGCAATCTGATGGTGTTCCCCACGATGGCCTTGAAGGACTTAGCCGAGCAAGTTATCCAGCACCACATGACGCATAGCTGGAATGCGGGCCATACGATTAGGGCTGACCTGCGGGCACTGAAAGGCATTGACAGCGAGAATCGTATCGCCGTAGACTACTGACAACCGAATAGACGTGTCCGCGTAGGCGGCCTGTTTCGTGCTCGTAGGAGCCCCAACAGGTCGCCTCTTTGCGTAGAGGTGGCCTTTGGCGTTCTCCTGGCCTCGCAGCACCTATAACGCCCGCGCATCCTTCAACCGCTGGTTTCGCGTGAATTACAGCGCGGCGGGCTGGCCAGCGGCATACACGGCTGGCGGCATCCCCGTCAACTTCGAGTATCCCGATGTGCCGCTGACATTCCCCTCCTTCTCTGTGACACATCTCGGCGAGATCGACGGGCAACGCTTCCAGGGCGACCGCATGAACGGCGGCACGGGTTCCTATCGCTATGCAATCACCGAGGTGTCCTGTTGGGCTAGCGGGGATGCGAGTGGTGCTTGGAGCCGCGACCTCTGGCAGATGCATGACATGGCCGCCTATCTCTTCCAGAGTGCCCGCAGCATCCCTCTCCTCAATGTCTACGCGACGACTGCTACAGCCAATCTCACGGCCATTGGTGTCCTACGCCTTGGGCCGGATTCTGTCTATGAGGACGTGGAAGCGCCTATGGAACCATCTCGCAACGTTCACCGACTCCGTATGCTAGCCCACTGGTTCTATCGAGCACAGGTCTAGGGAGGCCACATGACACAAGAGGTAAGGACTTACAGGGAAGGGACGCTGCGCTGGGTGCAGGCATCCGGTCGTGGCACGAGCTGGGCAACGGCCTCGGCGCCGCAGTCTGGGCTGTTCGGCTTCGTGGAAGCGGGGCTGAACTTCCAACGTGGTGAGGAGTATGCCGCCATCTACAATCGTGGCGTTCTGAGCCACAACAAGCTCATTCGGGCGCTGCCGGTTGAAGGATCGTTCACCGTCCTCGAAGGCGTGACCGCCGATTGGCCTGACAATGTCATCGGCACCGCCAGCGGCGCGAGCGTCAAGATGATGCACCTGGAGTTCCGGTACAACTATACCGAACTGGGCACCAATACAGGCTACTTTTACCAGGTGATGGGCGTGCCGTTCCCCATGCAGATCACGCTCACCGAGGCCCCTGAAGGCAACACGAGGGCCTATACGTTCCGCGGACTCACGGCCAACGGACCCACAGCATCCGGCTATCTCAGCTAGGAGCCGTCATTGGCCCGGGAAGCCTTCGCATGGCCTGAGGCGTCTGTGTTCTTCTACAGCGCAGGAGAGGCTGGCGTCGGGCAGGCGTTTGTGGAGGGCGTCACCTTTCAGGCGCGCTTCGGCTATCGCACCTATCGCAATCTCACGACGGGAGCATGGGCTTCGCGGTTCACCGAGGTGCTGTCGGACAAGCTCGTGACAGTGGACTTCCGGCATATCTGGACGGATTCGACAGCGTTGATCCGAGCCAACAGCGGGACAGCGTGGAATTTCGCCGTGAGCGCGGTGAGCCCGCTCCAGACAGGCGCCTTCCAGATATGGAGCGGCGTCATCACAGAGTTTCAAATGCAGGGGCAAGAGAACGGGTTGTGGAAAGGGAGTATGCAGTTTCGAGCACATGATTACAGCGCCATCTAGGAGGATGTGATGCCGAGACAAGCAGCAAATGGACGGGTGCCGTTGTCGGCGCTGGTGGAAGAGGCGATTGAAGTCGAGATCGTGTCGCCTAGCGGGAAGCGCACGAAGTTGCACATGCGGCCGTTGACGCACAGCGAACTGCTGGCGCGTGATCGGCTGTTCCCGCTACCAACAGCGCCGCTAGGCGACATGGTGCGTAATCAGCAGACGCTCAAGATTGAGCGCGTCATGAACGAGAATGATCCCGTTTATCTCGAAAAGCGAGATGAGGCGGTGCAACTACGGGCATCGGCGGCACTTCTCAGCAGCCTCACCGATTTGGACGTGCCAGGAGAGACGGAACAGGAACGTGTCCAACATTTCCACATGACGATCCAGATGTGGGCGAAGCAACAACTCTTCGACGTGTTCAACCGTATGAACGGCTTCACGCCGGAGACGATCAAAGAGGCTGAGACAGAAGTTACCCCTTTAGACGGCGGGTCTATGCCATCCTCGCCCGTCTTGGTTGGAGCAGCGAGCAATGGGACGCTCTGACTATGGCGGAGCAACGGCGCATTTTCGCGTGGACTGAGATCAACGCCCGTGAATTGCAGGGCATCATTCGCGGTTTCTCGAAGGAGCATGGCGACCCAGGGGCCTATATGCAGGTGCTTCTAGAACTGCGGCGGTGGTTGGGATGAGAGCATCAATCGATGCCCGCGATGTGGTGGTGCATCTGCAAGCGTTGCAGAAGGCTACGCCTGAGGTCAAGCGGCAACTTTGGACAGCATTACGGGCCACGGATGTTGACCTAGAACGCGGCGTGAAGTCGCAGATGCCAGTCGATACGGGCCGCGCCCGGGCTTCCTGGGGTTCTTGGACGCCCAGCGATCTTGTAAAGCCGAATGCGGATGCCAGCGCTGGCGATGCAATCCATGAGGAACATCAAACCAACCTAGAGATTGTGCAAGGGACGAA